AGACCGGCAAAAGTTGTAAGGCTGAAAGTAAACAAATATTATCCTCCTGAGCCTGGTGCGGCCTTGAATTGGCTAAAGAACCGTCAAGAGGAAATGTGGCGAGACAAGCAAGAGCACAAAGTAACTGGAAGTTTATCACTGGCTGAACAAATAATGGAAGCCAAAAAGGAAAGGGACGCGAAATGAATGAGATAACCAGAAGAAAAGCTACAATAGCTATGAAAGAAACTGATAAAAAGAAAATAAATAGGTTTCGTGAATTGGTTAGAGAAATAACAAGGCTGCCTAATAAGTTCTTCCGCATAGCAACTGTATATGATATTGCTACAGATGAATTTACTTTGGGTGTCCTTGCTGATATTAAAGAAATACCAATGATGCATCATATTGAATGCTCCGATGAAATAAAAGATGTTAGGATTGTTTGGGACGCTGTGAAATACGTAACCGGAATAGATGTATCTAAAAAGTTCACTGATGAAGAATGGCAAGCAAGATGTCAAAAAATTGCTTTATAAGTGTAATTAATATATATTTAATATGTATTAAAAAAGTAGGTGCGAGATGAACAGAACTAGAATAGATCTTTTTTCATTAGAGTCTAATGAAAGCAAAGTTCTAAAGATTGCTGAAATTGTAAAGGCCCACCCTGATCACGGCTATATAAGGCTTATATATGGTTATGACCCCGCCCCTGATGATTATGTGTTGCAAGTGGATCTATCTAGTGAGCGTCTAGCAAATTCCAATGTCAGCGAAACACATCTAAATACAATGTTTTTAGATGTAGCAATTGACTCTATAGGTGAAATACCAGCATTCAAAGGGTTGAGTAGTGGCAAATAAGATATTAACAATATGCATTTCATGTAAAAGTGAAATAGAAGTGGCTAGAACTTCTGAGATAGCGCCAAACGTGACTAAGATAGTTTGCAATTGGTGTCCACAATGCGCCCATGAAGCAACCGCCGATTACCATGAAGTACATCATACAGAGCCAGCCGAGAAGATTGAGCCCGACAAAAACCAACAAGATTTATTCACTCAGGGAGTATAAAGATGTTTACAATAGTTAATAAAGACGATGAACTTATTGAGTGGGGTACTGAAACCAAATTAGGCTGCTTACCTTATGTGTACCCTGATTGGTATGAAATAAATATTGATGGTTTTGTAGACTTTTACGCGGGGGTGTAAGTATGAAGTTGTCCAGAGTGTTAGAAAGGCACGGAAACCCAATTTACGAAGTAATACCTTCTCAAGACAAATCAAGGGTTAACAAATGTTGGCATGATATTACAGATATTCCCACAAGGGTTTTAGTATTCCGGCGCGCGTCCAGGCGTGATTCAACCGAAAATGTCAAAAAGTTTATAACGTATTGTACTTATGGTGGTGACAACTGGTATCCTAATGATGGTGATTTGTTTGTAATTCAGATATTTATGGACCGTGAAATGGAGAAAGACTCATGAAATTAACACTAATTAGAGGTTTACCTGGTTCTGGTAAGTCAACCGAAGCCAAGAAATTAAACTGTATGCACATAGAGAACGATATGTTTTGCGTCTCTAACGGGGTGTACAAGTTTGATCAAAATTTTGATTTGCTTAGAAAAACCTATTGCCTTGATCAGGCGAGGGACTGCGCAAGAAGGAATATGGATTGTGTTGTTTCAAATACTTTCACAACGGTGAAGGATATGCAGCCGTATTTTGAAATACTATTAATGTATCCTAATGTTGATGAATTTGAAGTTATAAGGATGGATAATAAAATCCAAAGCATCCACAATGTGCCGGAGGAAGTTTATTTGGATATGTCAAACCGCTTTGAATCTTGGGCTGCTGAAAGAATCATAAAGGCGAGTGATCATGAACTATAAAGACTTAACCGAAGAAGCTGAAGCTGCTGCAGTTATTCCAGAAGAAGCAAAAGAGCCGATACTTAACAACTGTTGTTTTTCGTTTCTCATATGTAGTGAGATTAAAATCGGTGATACGTTTATATGTAGCTCATGTGGTTCAAAGTTTATATTTGAGCCCAGTCCAATAGAGGACGCTGCAAAGGGGTTGGTTCCATTTCTCGCGCCGACAGTGATTGAATACAAGGAACCGGCATTTTTTGAACCTAAAAACCCCTGCATTCCAACCTACAAAGTAAACAAGAGGGTTAAGTAATGAACAAAGAAATACCAAGTCTGAAAAGTGTAGAATGCTTTTGCTTGTCGAGTGGTGACACGCTTGACGAGAGCACCCCTAAGAGTATGATTTTAGGTAATGAACCTGGAAGAAGATACATTGACGAAGCTGGGCGATTTTATGATAAGGTCGTATTATGCGTGTCTCCATTAGAGGCTATTGAGGGAAAGCAAGTTAAATGTGAAAATGTAGGTGAGCTCAATACAATTAAAAAAGCTTTAGGTTGGACTAATTTCAATGTTATTGGTGATTTCTTCCCTCATTACATAAATAAACATCTTCAGAGTGCTAGTGTGTTCGATGAAGATGAAGTTGTTTTGTTTTCAGATTTTATAAAAATCACAAACAACCCGCCTATAGAAGCACCAAAACCTAAGCCTGAGTATATGAACGCTGAAGACTTACGCGGTAAATGGGTTAAGCTTGGACCAATAGCAGAGGGGAGCGAGTACCTTGTAGCTGCCATAAAACCGGAAACTAATACTATTTGCACCGCTCAAGGCTGGCATGATGTCTCAAGAGTTGGCAAGTACCTAAACGACCAAGGCGAATGGGCAGATCCTGTAAAGGAAATTAAAAAGTGAGTATTCTCCAATACGGTTCAACACCTAAGAATTACCAGTGCAAGCAGTATAGGAACGAGATTTACCCGTTCGTCCTCCATATTCATGTTAGCGAATCAAAGCCAAGCAAAGAGGCTATTTATCAAAGCGGACTTGTTACGATAGGTTCCCATGATCATGAAATATTTTTAATATTGGATAACCCGAAAATGAGCACAATGGCTCATGAGGCTCAACATGTTCTCGACAGAGTTGAAATAGTTACTGGCGATCTAGGAAGTTCTGAAGCCAGGGCATACCTATGTGGATGGGTGGTCAAATGTGTTGTAAAAGAATGTAAAAGACTAAAAGTTAAGATACTGCTTGATTAATGTGTATTAAATATATATAATAGATAATACAGTGTTAACAAAGCGAGGTCATTGTGAAAAAGAGAAAACTTAAAATAGCGTTATTTGCTCTACTGGCTCCTTTTGTAATATCGGGATCTATTGCATCATCATTGCTTTTCATGCTTTCAAAGGCTGCTCGTTCATTGGCTCTATTGCTCGATATTCGACCCAAAGAATCAAAGCGTGAACTATCAGCCATCTTTCACCCTGGGGGTTGGTAATGCCTAAAGGTCACGAAACACCAGTGAACAAGCTTGATATGGAGGGTAATTTTGTTCAACAGTATCCTTCCATAAAAGCGGCTGCTGAATCAGTGGACGGGTCCCCAGGTAATATAAACATGGTTTGCCAAGGCTTTCTTAATCACGCAAAGGGATGCAAGTTCCAGTACTGTGATCCAGACAGAAGACCTTCAAAGGAAGTAGCCATGGAAAGACGTTCAAAAAGGGCTTCAATAAAAAGAGATGCCAGAATAACAAAAAAGTACCCGGGCTTTGTTGCTGATAATTCCTATAGAAAGAACGCTAAGGGTTTGTTCACAAATAAGGTTCCAAAGCGCAAAAAGTTTAAAATCAGAGATGGCCGGCATATTGATAACTTCTACCAAGAGCTAGAAGATGAAGGTATTTATACCAGAAAGACAGATTTCCGGCCCGATGTTATAGGCTCAGAAAGCCAAGCTGTAATCATACGTTAATCACCAACAGGGAAAGCAAAGTGGAAAACAAGGAAAAAGATGTTGAACGGATGTTGCCGGTTCCTTTGACTCAAACTCAAAAGGCCGAAGTGACTGACATTTTACTGGGAGAACTGAAGGCGCTCAAAGTGCTTGAGTTGCAGAAAAAAGCCAAGGCTAAAATGTTCAAAGGTGAAATTGATCAAAAGTCTTCATATATTTCAGAACTGGCAGAACAGCTAGAAAACGGAATACCTAAAAAGGTGGAGTGCCGTGAAATACATGACTTTGATTTAAAATTGTTTCGCGTTGTTCGTTTGGATACCGGGGAAGAAGTTTCTGCTCGTGATCTAACAGAGAAAGAATATCAGGAAGATCTTGAATTAAATGATGTAAGAACCGAGCCCATAGAAGAGGATGAAGAAGAATTAGACCCAATGCTTGATAGTATAAGGGCTCATATAGTGAAGGAGTCTTGCTCAACTCTAACTATATCAGAATTGCAAAGGGAAGGCGGTATTGGTTATAATAGAGCCTGTAGAATCATGGATCAATTGGAAAAAATTGGTGTGGTTGGTATTAGTCGTGGAGCAATGCCGCGCGCGGTTTTCCAGATTGAAGAAGAATCTGAAGATGATGAACAGGAATTAGTCCATGATACTTTAGCTGAAGAAAATGAAACTACTCAGGGTTTAAACCCTGGTGATGAAGTAATTGAAGGTGAAGAAGTAGAAACTGAAGCAGCCGAAAAACAGGAAGAAGTTGACCTTCCCGAATAAATGGCAGGTGAAGTGCTCTACCATAAGTGAGCGCAAAACAAATAAAAGGAGAAAGTAATTGAAGCATTTCATTCTTTCGTTCTTGATTTTAATGGTGGGAGCTCTATTCTCATGGGCTCAGCATCCACCATTTGAATCTGAATCTGAAAAGTCCTTTATTGATTCGCTAGATATTCAGAATGCGTTTGCTGGCTCGTTTGAACAACGAGAAGAAGCTAACACTATAAGTTTATTTATGCAACCAGTAGAGGCGAGGGTAGACGGCGTTACCTTTGATGTAGCGCAAGACCCAACCAAATCACAATATTCTAACTTAGTTCTTGATAAACGAGTTAGCCGTTCAGATTGTGGGCCATGGGTTGATAATAGACGTTTCTAGGTCGGAAGACCTGCCCAAAATAATTCACCTGGATAGGTCCTGGGTGGCTCCCGGTATTTGAAGGCTCTTGTAATTGTAGTTTACAATCCTTCAATACCTGAAGGGGGGTTCTTGGTTCGATTCCAAGCTATCCAATACATTCAAACACTAACAGGAAAAGTAAATGACAAAGTACATAGGCGTAAAGCTGGTAACTGGTGAACCAATGACCAGAAAAGAATACAATGATTATCGCGGCTGGGATTTACCAGCAGATGAAAATGGTGATGATGAAGGTTATTTGGTAGAATACAACGACCCAATGCCTGATCGCAAAGGTTACGTTTCGTGGTCTCCAAAAGTGGTATTTGAAAACGCTAATTTCGCGGCTAATGATTTGCTTGCCGGAATAAAAGCTATGGATAAAATAGCCGCTTTCCAAGGTGTAACCACACCAGAACCAACCCTGAATGAAGTATGTAGTGGAGTGTCGCCAGCCAAAAGAAATGGCAACATTCTAATGGGCCGTGACAACCACGAAGGGTGGAAACTGGAAGATTTGCTTGATAAGTTATGCTTGGAAGTAGAAGCAAAGACTGAATTAATCAAAGATTCTGAGCATGCGCAACGGGATATGATTTGGAATAATAATAATACTATTGTTCTGTGCTTAAGGCAGGTGGCAGAAGTCCAAAGAAATACTTATAAAGAATTGGACGCGGTAGCACCAAATAAAGGTCCTGAAGAACCAAGGCTATAGGATTAATTATTGACTGACGGCCAATACATAATAATCAACTACTATGATGATCCCGTACAATTCGTGCGGGACATTTTTGGTGTTGAGCCTGATGATTGGCAGATTGAATTTCTCGAAAATGTTCGTGATCATAAAAGAACGGCAGTTGCTTCAGGTCACGGTATAGGAAAGACAGCAGCAACTTCATGGGTAATAAGCTGGTTTCTCTTAACCAGGCCTGGATCAAGGATTATAGCAACCAGTAACACGGCTACCCAACTTAAGACCCGCCTTTGGGCTGAATTAGTTATGTGGGGCCGGGAGTCATTACTTAAAGATGCTTTGATAGCTACTAAAACTAGATTGATGGTTGTTGGTGGTGATGATGATTGGTTTGCTGAAGCCGTCCCATGGAATGAAGCCCAACCTGAAGCCTTTCAAGGTCTGCATGGTGATGTATTAATGGTATTCGATGAAGCCAGCGCAATAGCAACCAATATCTTTGAAGCTGCTTATGGATCATTAACTACTCCTGAAAGTAGAATTGCAATGCTGGGTAATCCCACAAGAACAGATGGAGAATTTCACAAAGCCTTCCATGATCATAAGCACCTTTGGGCCACACAACAGGTAGACAGCCGAACCGCAAAAATGGCTGATAAGGAATTGGCTGCTGAGTGGATTCAAACCTATGGTGATGATTCCGACTTTGTGAGAGTAAAAGTAAAAGGTCAATTCCCCAGGGCCGGTTCATCAAATCTTATTTCCCCTCAATTGGTGGATGAAGCTTTTGAAAGAATCCCGGTTAAAAATGATGCTGTTAAGGTTGCCGGTGTAGATGTGGCTCGTTTTGGTGATGATAACACCGTTTACTTCTTAAGGCAGGGAAATATTCACCTGAGAACTGAAGTGCGCGGTAAACTGGATAATGTGGAAGTTGTTGACTTTGTAATTGAGATGGTGATTGAAGACGGGGTTGATGTTGTAATAATTGACTGCACCGGCGGCCATGGTAACGGGATACATGACATGTTGAAGCGAAAACTTCAGCAGAAAGGTATTTGTGAAGTGGTAGAGTATAATTCATCCTATGCGGCTGAAGACGACTCTTTCACCAATGCACGGGTAGAATGTTATTACAAGGGTAAAGAGTGGCTTAGAGACGGCTATTTGTTGAAACACAAAGAAATAAAAGAAGATTTGACAAATATTGATTATTTTTATGAAAAGAAGACGAATAGAAAAATTTTAGAAGGTAAAGACGCTATCAAGATTAAACTTGGTAGGTCACCGGATTACGGGGACGCATGGGCAATGACATTTTTCGGCGGTTACTCAAAGAAAAATCCTAATAGGAAAAACACCATTGTTCAAAATGTTCATGAGAGAACGGGAAAATTTGTTGGATGAAGAAACAAACGTTTAGTCCTGAAGTAATGGCTGAGAAGCGAACCGAAACGGGAAAACTTGTTGTTCGCGCTGAAGGTCATTATAGCGAAATCTACCCTATTTATGAAGATGAATTAAAAATCATTTCCGGCCACATGTGGGACCCTGAAGTGAGAAAGAATCGTGGAGATCGCCCGACTTTAACAGTAAATTATTATAGAGCTTTCCTAAATAGAATCCTGAACCCGATGAGAATGAACAACTTCGGTATAAAAATTTCCCATGATGATCCCGACAAAGAAGACTTCATGCGGGGGGTTGTAAATGATATTGAATATTATTCCCGCGCTGATGAAGTTTATGAAGTAGCTGCTGAGTCTCAAATATCATGCGGATTTGGCGCTATGTGTGTGGCCCTGGATTATTCTGATAATTCTTCAATGGATCTGAAAGTTTTTATCAAGCAAGTAAATGATTCCACTATGGTCAAGCTAGAACCATCTACCAATATGATAGACGGCTCTGATGCATCATGGGGGTACTTCAAAGAATATATCAATAGAGATGATGCTATAGCTGAATTCGGTGAAGAAGTTGCCAACGGATCATCTGCATTTGAAACCGATGAAATGACTCAAATGGAAGATGATTCTTTGAGTATCATATACTTCTATAAAATAGTCGAGTCGAAAAAGAAAAAATACTTCTTCAAAGATCAAGACCCTTTTGAAGTTGAAGAAAATGAAGAATTAGCTGAAGATATTGAATTTGAAGATTACCGCACGGTATCGGATAAACATGTTATTTGTCAGCGCTGGGTAGGTGGTTTACTCGTAAATGAAACCAAACTACCAATAGATTATATTCCAATTGTTCCCGTTTATGGTGAAAGATACGTTTCAGAAGATGGGAAATTGATGTATGGTGGTATTGTAAGACCATCAAAAGACTCGGCTTTAATGGCTAATTACTATGTAAGCTCTGAAGCTGAGCTGGCTTCTCAGGCTCCAAGGCAGCCTTATATTCTTGATCCCCAGCAAATAGAACCGTACAAAGACATTTGGGATAATATAAATGGTGAAAATCATGCTTATTTACCATATGACACCATAGTAAAGCATGGTGTTGCTCTTGAAAAACCACAAAGGGCCGATAATACCGCCCAAACAAATCATTTAATTGCTTCTGCCCAAAATGCTTTTGATAACATGGCCAGAGCAATAGGTATGCATGATCCTAATTTTGGCATAGAACAACACGCCGGACAAAGTGGAATAGCTCAGGCATTAAAAGGATCTACCGGAGAAATTGCCACAGCTCATTATATGGATAACATGGGTAAGAGCATAGTTCAGATGGGAAAGATTGTTGTACAGCTTATATGCCGCTCATATGACACCAATAGAACCATTACTGTAAGACTTCAGGACGGAAAAACAAAGAAGATTCCAGACCTGAATATTAAAGATTTAAATCTTGACCCTGAAGAATTTGAAGTTTCGACTGATGCAGGTCCGGCTTATGAGAACCGGCGCAAAGAATCAGCAATGCTTCTAATGCACTTCGGTGAGAAGTTACCGGCTGCAATGCCTTATATTGCTCCTAGCATAATGGAAAAGCTTGGTGAAGATGATAACGCCGCGATATTAAGAAAAGCCTTCCAAGTTCCTGAAATCGGTGATGAAGATGAAGAAATACCTGAACAGGCGCGGGAAGCTTTAGAGCAATATAAAGTAACGGTTGATGAGCTGCAACAAACAATTGATTCAGCTGAAGGCTATATTGTTCAGCTTCAAACTTCATTGATTGATAATGAAAAAGATCGTGATACCGATATCACCCTTCAAGAAATGAAAGGAATAGCTGATATTTCCAAAGAGCGCTTAAAACAAGCGGGTGAAAATTACCGGGCAAATCTTAAGGCTAATACCGAAATGAAAAAGGTAAACGAAGATAATGATACTACGCTTACCCAAGAAATTATGAAGGGTGAAGTTCAGAACGGTAAAAACATTACAGAGCTTGAAAAAACTGCTATAGGAGCGGTGCAAAAGACGGCTGAAGCTGGAAGGCAGCAGACTATACCGCTAAAGGACGCTAAAGCGCCGGGTGAATTCTTCCCTGTTGTAGGCGGTCCAGTAGTTCCCAATACAAGTAATAATGAAGATATTGAAATTGAAACAGAATAAATTCAACCACCAACAAAGCCAACGGAGGCTCTAAATGCCCGGACAACAACCATTAGTACCAGCGCCAGCGCTTCAACCAGTGGCCCCAATTGATGCGCAACCAGCACCAGTAATAGAACCAGTGGCGCCAGTAGTTGAAGAACCTACTTACCTGGTAGATGATCCAGATTACAAAGCCCCTGCTGAACCGGCTGAACCCGCTGCAGTAGTTGAACCCGTTGCACCAAAAAAGACAGGAATTGAAAAAAAGATTGCCAAATTAACAAAACGCGTTTATGATCGTGATGATATAATTAAAGCCAATGACAAAGTAATCCAAGAACAGACGCAAGAAATTGCCCTTTTAAGACAAAATGCCCAGCAAGTACCATCTTCACCGGCTCTTAGGCCGGCGGCGGCTCCCATTGATAATCAGGTAAACCCTAATTATTCTAGTGAAGATTCGGCTTTTGTAGATGAAAGAATACAGCAAGTGTTTGCTAATCAACCTCCACAGGGGGCGGTTGAGCAGCAGTCACAACAATTGCAACCACAAACACAACAACAGCAAGTACCTCAACAGGTACAGCTTACACAGACAGAGCAGGAAACTAGGGAAGACTTTATTGATGTGGCTAAGGAAATGGTTTCTGATAAGAGACTACCTGAAGACTATTTTAAAGTAATCTCGGCTTCACAGGTGGACCCGCCGGTTGAAGTTTTTAATTCTGCTATGCTGGATGCTGAAGTTGGTCCCCAAATGTTGTTACATATGGCTAAGAATCCCGGTGAAATGTCTCAGTTGAGAGGTTTGCCGGCTCCGGCCATAAATCAATATTATGTTAACCTACGCGCTCAATGCGTGGCAGCTCAAACCGCTGCACCCCTGGTAAACCCAACACCAATTCCGAATACTGAACAATCGCAACCAGCGCCAGCAGTGGCCCCGGTGATACCTGTAGCTCAACCTACAGCGGTTAGACCTTCAGTAGTTCCAAGTGGTAATGGGGGGAAACCAAGACAGGTTAATTTAAACAGTGTATCTACTGAAAAATTCCGAGAAATCCGAAACAAACAACGGGCCGGAACCAGGAGACCACGATAAAAGGGGCCTAAAATGCCTACTTCTAATACGCTCTTAACTGATGATATTATCACTAAAGAAGCATTAATGATTTTGCACGAGCAATCGTGCTTCCTACCAACCATTAACCGTCAATACGAGAAGAAATTCGCGCGTGATGGTGCCAAGGTTGGTGAAACTATTCAAATCCGTAAGCCCCCACGTTACAAAGTGCGTGAAGGCAAAGTTGTTGTAATTCAGGACGTTGTTGACGATAGTCTACCTTTGACTGTAGGCAAACAGCGCGGTGTGGATTGTGATTTTGACTCAGCAGAATTGGCCATGGAGCTAAATAGCTTTTCTGATCAATTTATCAAACCTGCTATGTCACAGTTGGCTACATATATCGATAACGATATTGCCAAAATGGTCTTTAACGTTGGTAACAATGTCAATGTTAGTCCTTTGCTGTTTCGCCAGGTTAATACGCTTAGAACTCTGTTGAATCAGAATCTTGCGCCAAAAACTGACCGGACAATACTATTGCCTTCTGAAGTTTCAGAAGAACTAGTTACTGAGTTACAGGGCCGCTTCAATCCTCAAGCTGATACAGCCATGCAAAACCGTGAAGGTTATATGGGTCGTACTGCTGGGTTTGATTTCATGGAATGTGAACATTTACCTAACTATACCGTTGGAAACAAAGTTGTTGGCGTTACGGTGGGTGCAAACTCTGTTGATGGTGATGTAACTATGTTGCTGGGTGACGTTGTTTCTGATGATGAATTTAAGGCTGGAATGGTGTTTACTGTTGCTGGTGTTGAATTTGTTCATCCTGAAACTCGTGAAACTAAAAACCGCTTATATCAATTTGCGATTTTGGAAGACGTTATTTCAACTGGAACAACTGTTACCGTAAAAATCAAACCTATTTTTGGTGCTGCAGGTGGTGACCCTCGCCAGAATATAACAGCTTTGCCGGTTTCTGGCGCTGCGATTGTATTTGTTGGTGCTGTAGATCAAAGTTATTCCCAAATAATTGCTTATCACAAAGACGCTTTCACGGCTGCTTTTGTGGATCTTCCTTTGGCGAAAGGTCTTGATATGGCTTCACGTCAAGTAATGGATGGAGTCAGTATGCGCTTTCACCGTGGATATGACATTAATTCGGATGAATTTATTTCTCGTTTTGATGTGCTCTATGGTAATGCTCCATTGTATCATGAATGGGCGGCGCGTGGCATTCAGGCTGCATAATTAATTAAACCGGCATGAGAGATTATGCCGGTTTACCAACTTTTTAATTTAACTCGGAGGCTTAAATGCCCGATGAAAAGAAAGAAAATGCAAAAGCTACTGAAAAAGTAACTGATGCTGAAAAAAAGCTTATTTCTGAAAAAAAAGCTCTTGAAAAAGCAGTGGATAAGCTGGAAGAAACAGTTAAGACCGGCCAGAAGATCGAAGCAGTGATGCAAAACACTATCAATGATCAAAGGGCAGAAATCAATAAGCTTGTGAAAGAACTCGCTGAAGCTAATGCTGTTGAAAAAGAAATGGCTGCTGCTGTAGTTTACCCAAAGATGGTCTATAAAAAAGATCAGAAGTGGAACGGAAAAGATGCCATGGATTTGGAATATCTTATCTGTGAAAATGCTGAACAGTGGGAAACGATTAAGAAAAACTACCAAACTTCGGTTCCTGGTAAGTAATCTAAGAGGGTGAAGCATGCTTAAGCGCTGCTTCTCCCTTTTTTTAAAGGTTTAAAATGGCAAGTATAAGCGTTAAAGATTTGATAAGGTATGCTTTTGAAGATGCTGGATTATTTGCAGCTGAAGATACATTACCGGATGGTGATTTAAATAGAGGTGTTCTTGAATTAAATGATTTAATTGAACAATGGAACACTGAGAACTTTTGGCCTTATACTAATGAGACTATTGTATGGAATTCAGTAGTTAATCAAAAATTTTATGAAATTGGAATCGGTGCCGAAATAGATAAGAATAGACCGCTTCAAATTGAAGCGCTGGCACTTATTGAGGGTGGAACATATATCCCCTTAGTGCAAAAGGAAGATTCTAATTGGGTTCATTATCTGAAAAATGATGAAGCCACAGTTGGACAGCCGGAATTCTTTATTTACCGCCCTACATTTCCAAATGGCCGGATTGAATTATACCCTATACCGTCAAGAATCTATGAGATGAGAATGACGGTGCAAACGTTGATTATTGAGTACGGGAAAAACGATACTATAGATTTACCTCCCGGTTATAGATCGGCGCTTAGGTCTGGATTGGCTGCAGTACTGGCTTTGGTTTATCAGGCTTTTCATGTTATGGGTCCACTCGCTGCAGTGGCAGAAACCAGGAAAGACCGGGTTAAAAAGCAAAATGTAACTGTAGGAGTACTTACTCACAAAGGATTACCAAGGCGCGGACGTGGGCCAGGCTACAACACAAGAACCGATACATTTAAAGGTAGTAGCTCGTGAAAGTCCCTTTTGTAGGTGGTAGTTTTCAACATAGAGCAATGGATCAATCGGTCCAAAGATCTATGAATATGTACCCTGAATATGAAAGCCAAGTCTATAACACAAAAGTTTCAGCAATATTGATAGGAACCCCCGGCAGTAAATTATTCTCCAATGTTGATATTGTTGGGGATTGTCGCGGTTTATGGTTTACCAGTACTGGAAGATTATTTGGAGTTTTCGGTGATAAGCTTTGGGAAAGTGATTCTCAGGGTGATAGTTCGGCTATTGATTCAGTAGCGAATTTTAGCACCCGTGTGTCAATGACAGATAACGGTTATAAGCTTGTTATTGTTGATGGTTACGAAATGTACATATATGATTTATTGAATGGTGGGCAGCTTACAAAGCCAACTCTACCCTTTGATAATCCCACAGTGGTTCGCTACATTGCTCAGCGAATAGTTGCGACTAATGCGGACCCAGCGGCGGAAAATGACCCAGGGGAAGCGCCACAAAATAATAAGTTTTATTGGTCTGATTTAGGACCTGAAGGCCCCTTGACATGGGGCGGTATAGCATGGGCTTCAGCTGAATCAAGTGCTGACGCTATAATTTCTTTAGAAATAGCGCACGGCCATGCGTGGCTTTTCGGTGATAGATCTTTTGAAGTTCACAGTATTAGCACAAATCGATTAAGGCCATTAAATCCTGTTGGTGGATCTGCTTCAGAAATAGGTTGCGGTGCTAGGTACTCAACGGCTGTTATAGAAGACCGGGTTTTTTGGCTTGGATCATCAACCGCCGGAACTAACAAAGTTTATATGTCCGAAGGGTATAATGCCAAAAGAATATCAAACCATGCTTTAGAATATCAGCTGGGCAAATATGAAAATACTTCTGATGCGGTAGGGTGGACCTATCAACAGGAAGGTCATGTTTTCTATGTACTTACTTTTATATCAGCGGACGTAACACATGTTTACGATACCACAAATAAGCAATGGCATGAAAGAAGTAGCCGGGACCGAAACACAAATATATTAAGACGCTGGGATCCTATTTTTTCAACTTATGCTTTCGGTAAGGTTTTGGTGGGAAATTCCCGTGGTGCGCAAATAATTGAATTAGATCTTGATACATATTTAGAGTGGGATGGCAACCCAATTGTAAGGTTTAGACAATCACCAGTGTATTGGAATGAGCTAAAAACTCTATTCTATACTGAGTTCCAAATAGATATTGAGACCGGTGTAGGATTGACTTCTGGGCAAGGTGAGGACCCGCAGGTCATGCTTCAGTATTCAGATGATGGCGGTGCCACCTGGTCAAGTGAAAGATGGGTTTCAGCTGGTAAGGTTGGAAAGTATAAAACGCGCTGCAGATGGCTAAGGCTTGGAAGATCAAGGGAAAGAGTTTTCAGGATTTGGTACTCTGAACCAACAAAGTTTATAATGCTTAGTGGTGATGCCACGGTAAGCAAAGGTGTAGGGAGATAATGGTTAGAAATATTGGAATAGCGCCAATTCAAAATATGTTGGCAAAGAATTCAGGACCTACCGAAATGGTGTGGTCTTCATTCTTCACCACCTTAGCCGATTCTTTAAAAGGTGATTGGGGTGAGCAAATACCACCTGATGCAATGAGAGTTGCAACGTTTTCAGATGGTGAATTGGTATTACAAGAAACGGGGGCAACCTCTATTATAAACGCCTGGTATAATGAAGTAGTAGGAGCTGGTGAAATAGAATTACCATATGAAGTTAAAGAAACTATATTGATGGTATGGGATAACGGTTCTAACACCTTAATTGGTGGATGCAAAGCGGAAAACGCTAAAATAACGCTCCCTTTATTAACTGGCCAGGATATAATTATCACGGGCAATTTGATTAAGGTTTAGAATTATGGCAATAGGATTATTAGCAGCCGGGGCGGGACTTTCTGCATTGGGACAGCTTGGAAGCGCCTATATGCAAGGGCAGGCCCTAGACAGGCAATCAGCAGCGAATTTAGAAGGTATTCAGTTAGGGATTGACGAAAGGCGTCAAGGCTTTGAAGATATTAAACCATATTGGGAGCCTTCATTGGCTTATGGTGAG